AAAGCCATTACAAAGAAGCGCAGATTATGACTCTGATGATCTTTGTTCTAGTGCTTCTAACTCCTGGCGGAGCGCCAACTGGGGTAGAGCTTTATTTTCAGGAACTCACTTCCTGTTTAGAATATCGTGATGCGCTGATTCATCAGAGCGTTCATCAGCATAACTGGACAAGATCAAAAACAACCAGGTTTGATGGATTTTGTGAGGTAAGACTGATACCTCAAAGCGAAGCTGGCAAAGGTAAGTATATATTTAGAGATCCGGTTAGGAAGAAAGAAGATGAGTGAAATACCGCCTTTCCCAAATAGCGTTCAAGCTCAACCGCCTAATGCAAAACATCAGATTCAGAAGATTGAAAATGAAAGATTGCAAGTTAGGGAGATCAACAGAAAGAGCGAAGTGGTAACAACGCATTACGACTCCAAGGTATATACATTTAAAAATGGTTCATTTAGCTATACGACACAAAAAGCAACCGGGCAAAACATATTGGTTACGGTGTAAATATGAATCCTAAGTGGCCTGGCATGATGCTTATTGTGTGCGCTATTTCTTTGTTTTGTTTGTTATTGTTGGTTTCACAGTTAACAGCGTCACTAATATGAGCATATTTAATTCATTAATAGAGCCAGCTACTAAGATATTAGACAAGGTAATAGAGGATAAAGACCAGAAAAACGCCCTGGCGCATGAGATTGCAACGATGGCAGAGCGACACGCTCAAGAGCTTGCAAAGGGTCAGCTAGAGGTAAACAAGGTAGAGGCGGCTCACCACAGCGTTTTTGTATCCGGGTGGCGTCCTTGTATCGGTTGGGTGTGTGCGCTAGGTCTTTTCTACAATGTAATTGTAGCAAATATCATAGGTATATGGATTGATGTGCCAGAGGTTGATACCACTCTTCTAGTTCCTGTAATGATGGGGATGCTCGGAATCGGCGCAATGAGATCATACGAGAAGGTTAAAGGTGTTAGTAGAGAAAAGTGAGCATGTGGAGCGGCTACAGAAGATTAACGAGATTATTCTGTATTCCACAAATAAATATATTCACAGCCACTCCAGAAAAAAAGGAAACACAAATGAAAACTAGTGAAGAAGGCATATCTTTAATAAAAAAGTTTGAGGGGTGTGAGCTTTCGTCATATGTGTGCTCTGGTGGTGTGCATACCATAGGATACGGTCACACAAAAGATGTGAAAGATGGCGACACATGCACCCCTGAAGAAGCAGAGGGTTATCTAAAAGATGACCTAGAAAGTTTCGAGGGAGCTGTTTCTAGGCTGGTTGAGGTTGATTTAACTCAAAATCAATTTGATGCATTAGTCGCTTGGACCTTTAACTTGGGTTGGGGGTCTCTGTCTTCTAGCACTTTGCTAAAAGTTTTAAATGACGGTAATTATCAAGGTGTTCCAGAACAAATAAAACGCTGGAATATGGCTGGTGGTAAAGTATTGGATGGTCTTATAAGAAGAAGGGAAGCAGAAGCTTTGCTTTTCGAGGGCAAGCCTTGGGAGGACGTTTAAATGGCAAATGGAGATGAAAATAACACCCTAGCTCCTCTTCCTAATTTTACCCCCGCACCAGTCCCTTTTGGCTATGGGCAAATGCAGGGTATGCCAGCTTTATCTAGGAATCCTAACTATGGAGTTCCATCTGGAATAGGGTCTCTTCTTGGTGGTATGAACCCAATGATGGCTCCTCAGGCTGGAGCTTTGCTCACTCCTCAAGCTCCTGTTTCAACTAATGCTCTTGCAGGAACTAACCCTTTTACAGGTCAAGCGTTTCAAACCTTTACGGCTAGTGATTTTACACAAGCTGCATCTGATTACAGAACAAATCAAGAAGAATTGTTAAGACAGGCAGAGGCTCAAGCAGCCGCACAAAAAGCTGCTGCTGAAGCTGCTGCACAGCAAGAGGCTGACAGGATAGCTGCCGAACAAGCTGCTGCTGCTGAGGCGGCAAGGATAGCTCAAGAGCAGGAAGCAGCAAGGATAGCTGCGGAACAAGCCGCCGCTGCTGCTGCTGCTGAGGCAGAAAAAATTGCAGAACAAAAAGCCATTAAGGCAGAAATGGATGCCAAGCTCAAGGCCGAAGCTGACGCAGAGGCTGCTGCTGCCGAACAAACAGCACAACAAACCGCCGCTGAACAGGCTGCTGCTGAGGCTGCTGCTAAGATTGCTTCTGGTGAGATTGTTATTCCTACACAAGAAGAGATTGCCGCATCTATCAGGCCATCAACTGGCATGGGTGGCGATAAAGGTGGTCCGGGCGGCGTTCTCCCATCAGCAGGTACTGTAATTAATCCGGGTGAGCCTTCAATGATGCCCGGTGAAGATTTTATACCGTTTGTTCCTCCAATGAATGTTCAAGCAGCAGAGGCTGCTGTTACTGAAGCTGGGACAGGAATGCCGGGTAAATCTATCTTGCGTCCGGGTGATCCTGGCTATGAAGAATTTATTGCCACTTCGGGTCCGATTGGAGGCGGCGGAGGTCTTGCTTCAGCAGCTATGATGCCAGCAGGTTTTGTTTCTGATTCCGGTATAGAGTCTCTTATGCCTGTTGGAAATACTACGGTTGGCAGAGGCATGAAGGCAGAGCCATCGATACCACCTATGCAAGCTGCGGCAGCTACTCCCGGCGCTCTTACTAGAGGCCCAGTTGATGCTGCTATGAATATGGGTTTAATACCACCGCCGCCACCTCCTGTTGTTAGGCCTCCAATGCCTCCACCGACACCACCTGCAAGCGTTCCACCTCTTAATCCAGGGCAAACTTTTGGTGCTTTAGAGCCTGGCGCATTAGGCGCTCTATTTAGAGCAGAAACTCCACCAAAGCCAAATACTAAAAAAGTTGAAACAAAGGCAAAGACAAGGAAAAAGCAACAGCCAAAGAAAAGAAAGGGCGGTAGAAGAGGTGCTGGGGGTAGGCGTTAAGCATGCCTCTTAACAAGGTCAAGTTTGCTCCCGGTGTAAACAAAGAAGGCACAGAGTACTCTGCTGACGCTGGGTGGTTCGACGCAGATAAGATAAGGTTTAGACAAGGAAGGCCAGAAAAAATAGGTGGTTGGGTCAAATATTCTGAGACATCTTTCTTAGGAGTTTGTCGTTCAATACATGACTGGGCTTCATTAGAATCTATTAGATATATAGGACTTGGAACCAATCTAAAGTTTTATGTTGTTGAGGGGAACAGCTTTAACGATGTAACTCCGATTAGGTCAACAACATCGGCCGGTGATGTAACATTTGCTGCTACTGACGGATCAAGCACAATCACTGCCACAGATACGTCTCATGGAGCTGTGGTAAATGATTTTGTGACATTCTCTAGCGCAGCTTCTTTAGGAGGCAATATAACCGCCGCTGTTCTTAATCAAGAATATCAGATTACCTCTGTGCCAACGGTGAATACTTACGAGTTTACAGCTAAGGACACGAGCGGCAACACTGTTACAGCA